CGCCGGCAGGTTCTCCCAGAACTCCACCTGGAACCGTGCGCGTCACGGGTCGGCCAAGACGTTCATCACGCGGACCCGATCCGCGCTCTGGTCCGTGCGTCGCCTGTTGCACGCCCTTCGTGGATCGCAGGTGTCGTTCTACCTGCCGACGTTCACCAAGGACATCACACTCTCAACGACGTACCTGTCTGGTGCGAGCGCCCTGACCATCGTCAACGTGGGCTACACGCGATACGCGAAGCAGCGCACTCCGAAGGTTGACATTCGCATCATCCTGAATGATGGAACGATCTTCAATCGCACGATCACCAACAGTGCTGAGATCGACCCGCTGACGGAGCAGTTGACTCTGAGCAGCACGATCTCTCAGAACATCGCCCCGAGCGATATCGCTCGGATCGAGTTCTTGGAGAAGGTCCGCATCGACAACGAAGAGATCACCATTGAACACCGTTCCTCCAACGGAGAGGCCAAGATCGGCTTTCCGGTGCGGGTGGTGCTGGAGTAACGAATGCCGTTTGACACACAAGAACGCAGCGTAGAGGCAGGCCAGCCGATCGAGTTGTACGACTTTCGGCTCGGTGCTGAGTCGTTCCTGTGGACGACCAACCCTGTCGCTGTGACGTACAACTCGTTGACCTACGAGCCGATGGAGGTGACGCGCGAGGCACTCCAGTTCTCATCGGATACGAGGGCCGAGGCACTGAAGATCACCGTTCCCGCAAGCACGCCGCTCGTGCGCAAGTATATCAACAGCGTCCCTGGGCAGAGGGCCACACTGACCATCACACGGGTTCACCGCAACGATGGGTCGAATCAACTGGTGCAGATGTTCAAGGGCATCGTCCAGACGGTGGCCTTCGACCTGAACGGCCTGAGCGCCAGTCTCGCGGTGGTGCCGATCACGGCTGAACTCGCCAACTCGATTCCCCGCTTCGCGTTCAGCGGGGTGTGCAATCACGTTCTTTACGACTCGGCCTGCACCGTGGCCCAGTCTCTGTTCCGCCACCAGAACGAGGTGACAGGCGTGGCGGGGGATGTCATAACGGTGCAGGGCCTGTCGGTCAAGGGCAATGGCTGGGCCACGGGCGGCTACATCGCTCTCCCCTCGGGCGAGTTCCGGCAGATTCTGGGGCATACCGGCGACAACGTGCGGGTGCTCCTACCATTCCCCAGCAGTCCGTTGGGGCTGACGGTCGAGGTGTTCGCGGGATGCGACCACTCGATCAACACCTGCTCCTCGAAGTTCAACAACGTGCCGAACTTCGGCGGCTTTGCCTGGGTTCCTCTGCGGAACCCCTTCTCCACGGGGCTGAACAACGCATGAAGAAGTTCATCGACATCCTGACGATCGTGCTCTCTGTGGTCATCACGGTAGTTGTCAAGGAATACTTGACAGTTCCCGCCGCGCCGGGTGAGCCGCAGAAGGCCGAGTTCTTCACGCTCCTGATTCTCTTCGCCGTCTTCTTCGTTCTCTCGGAGATTCTGAAGCCGAAGCCGAAGATCGAGGACGCGCGTCCGGCGGGGCTTGGCGACTTCAAGTTTCCCACCGCAACAGAAGGACGCCCAGTGCCGCTGATCTGGGGTACTGTAAAGCAGGAAGGACCAAACGTGGTTTGGTACGGCGATCTCCGGAGTGTCGCTATTATTGAGAAGGTGAAAACCGGGCTGTTCTCATCGAAGAAGATTACCAAGGGCTACCGCTATTACCTCGGGATGCAGATGGCGCTGTGTCGCGGCGGCACGACCCCTGTCGGCAATCTCCTTCGCATCTGGGTGGGAGACAAGGAGATATGGAGCGGCAACGTCACCGCCGACAACACCGCAATCGCTATCGACGCCCCTGACTTCTTGGGCGGAGACGATCAGGGCGCAGGCGGAATCTCTGGCACGCTTCGCTTCTATTCTGGTAGTATGACTCAATCGGCAAATGCCTATCTCGCGGCGGGGCGTCAGGTCGTAGGCGGCGCGACACCGAAGTATACCGGCACCTGTCATGTAGTGTGGGAGGGCGGATACCTCGGCAACAGTGAGAACATCAAGCCTTGGTCTTTTGAGTTGCGTCGCATTCCGAACGGCCTCGGCCTTGGTACGCCCAGCGTCAACGGGGGCAACGACGCCAACCCGATGAACGTCATCTACGAGATTCTCACCAATACCGAATGGGGTCTGGGACAGCCTGCCAGCGATATCGACATCGCTGACTTTACCGCCGCCGCCAACACGCTTCGCACAGAGGGCAACGGCTTCTCATTCCTACTTGATGGCAAGATCGAAGCACAAGAACTTCTTCGGCAAATCGAGCAGCAGATCGACGGCGTGGTGTTTATGGACCGAACTACCGGCAAGTGGCGCATCAATCTTGCGCGGGGCGGCTACACCTTGTCTACGAAGCGGGCACTCAACGCATCGAATGTGCTGAAGGTGAACAACTTCAGTCGTGGTGCTTGGAGCGACACCAGCAACAACGTGCTCATCAAGTTCAACAACCGCGCCCTCGAATACAAGGAAACATTCGCAGGCGCTCAGGACATGGCGAACGTCAAGACGCAGGGCAACCGAATCGTCAGCGTCGAGTCCTTCTACCCCGGCGTGAAGGACGGCACGCTCGCCAACGTCATCGCGTGGCGGTATCTGCGCACACTCTCGTATCCGCTGGCCCGCGCGGAACTCGTGGTCAACCGAGTTCTGTGGGATCACTACGAGGGTGATGTGGTTCGGTGGACCGACCCCGATCTCGGCTTCACTGATCTTCCCATGCGAATCACCAAGATCGACCTGGGCAAGTTGGACGACGGCCAGATCACTGTGACGCTGGTCCAGGACATCTTCGTGTTCGATACAGGTGTCTTCGCGGCCCCCGGCCAGACCAACTGGACGCCGCCGCCGCAGACTGTCGTCGCCATCCCCCCTGCCGACTCGGTGGTGTTCGAGGCTCCACGCAAGTTCACCACGCTCGATCCCGAGTCCCCCGGCGTGCTCGATCGCATCTGGGCGGGCGCTCGCTATCAGAACGATGCCGCCGCGCTCATGGACATTGCCACGCGGCCCGGCTCCGGCTCGTACACCGATGCGGGCGATATCGCGGGGTTCCTCGTGCAGGGGGAACTTGCGGCGGCGCTCACCGAGGCAGGCACGCAGGGCAGCATCTCGTTCAACGTGAACGCCACGCCCGACTCTCTGGCTCTGCTCCAGGCCGCGATGGTGGCTGCTGCTACTCAGGAAGACTGTGGTACGCGGCTCGCCAACCTTGTCTTCATCGGCTCTGGCGCGACGGGTGAGTTCTTCTCGTTCAGGACTGTGAGTTCCGGCGGAGGGCAGTTGCAGTTGAGCAACGGGTATCGAGGTTTTTTGGATACCGCTCCCCAAGCATGGCCGAGCAACTCGAAGGTTTGGATTCTCTTTGGCAATCTGACGGAGCGTAACTATGCTCCGGGCGCAACCATCAACGTCAAACTTCTGCCCAGGAGTGCGACGCAGGTCCTCCCCGAGGGCAGCGCGACTGCGATCAACGTCACGATGGACAACCGGGGCCGTCGTCCGTATCCGCCGGTAGCCCTCACCTTCAACACGACGCTCTACCCCACCGGCAACGTGGACATCGACAGCAGCGGCAGCGGTGGCCCAGGATCGACGCTGGACGATCGCGGCATCGCGGTCGGGTTCGTGCGCCGGGACTTCCGCAACGGCGACGAGGCGGCTGCGGTGGTCAGCGAAGCGTCGCTGCCGCCCGACTTCCCGTCCGCCAACACGACGGAGTATGCCGTGGAGGTGCGGAATGATCCCAACGGCACCAACACGCTCCTCTTCACCACGGCTTACCAGAGCACCCAGCCGGTGAAGATCAGCCGCACACGCATCCTCCGCAACACGGCAGGTGTGGTCCCGAGCCGACTCCGCATGACCGTTCTGACCCGACACACCCTGGACGGCGTGGTTCGATCTGCCACGCAGTCGCCCCGCTGGGACTTCAATGTCCAGTCCAACCTGCTCTCTGGCGACTTCAACTGGGGCGTCCGGGCATTCAACGTCTCCTCCTCGTCGTACACGGCTGCCAACACCGGCACGCACACCCTGAACATCGGCTCCGCCTTCAGCACTGGCAACGTCCAGGTGTCGATCAACGGCGGAGCCTTCGCCACGGTCATTGCGGCGGGCAACACCACCGGCACCTTCTCGGCCACGGCGGGCGACGGGATCGTGGTCCGCCACACGGAGAACTCGGCGCTGGGCCTGGAGAAGTTCTGCGAACTCACCTTCGGCGGAACCAGTATCGCCTACGTCATCTTCACCTACTGATTGACGGCTGCGGTCAGCCGAAGTACAATGAGGGGAGCGTTTCTTCCTCCCCGCAACTCGTCAGGAACCAAGAAGCATGGACCCTTCTTTCGTCGAACTCGTCAAGTCTGGCGGCTCCGTGTTGATCGCTCTGGCGGTCATCGTGGGGATCATCTACCTCGGCCACCGATTCATCTGGCTCCCGAGCCAGAAGCAGAACCGCGCGATTGCGGAATCTCAGGCCGAGGCGGCCAAGTCCCACGCCGAGGCTGCCAGGGCGCACGCACACGCGGCTCGGTCCAATGAAGAAGCCGCTCGATTCAACTCGATCACCAGTGAGGCAAACAGCCGGACGGCTGCTCACCTCGAACGTCTCACCGAGATGGTGCTGTCCACCGCTCTCGGCCAGAAGCGGGACTAAGCCACCGTTCGTTTCATACCAGCACCACAAGGAGCATTCGCCCTATGCCCACGCCATCACTCCCTGCCGCCAAGGTCCAGGCCATTCTTGACGCATCGTCACGCGGCCTGACCAACGCGGAGATCGCTCGTGAGACGAAGACTGCTGTCGGAACCGTGAGCAAGGTGCTCAACGGCTACCGGCGCGGCAAGGCGAAGGAACTCCCTGGGCAGGTGGGCGTGCCAGTCGATGCTCGCGGAGAGACGGGCGGTGACACGACGATCGTCACGCCTGACAAGCCGATGTCCGAAGCGGAGATGGCGAAACTCTTCAAGATCGACACGAAGGTCTGGGTCTGCACCAACCTCCGCACCAACGTCTGGCAGGGCTTCTACAAGGCCAGCAAGATCACTCACCGCACCGAGAAGGGGACGAACACCCAGGCGGCGCACCAGAAGGTTGCTCTCTTCCAGACGACGGCCACCTGGAAGCGGATCATGGGAGAGAGCATCCAGGAGCGGCTGCTGGAGTTCTTCAAGGCCAACGTC